TGGACGCCATCAGGAACGAATACCGCGGGATCGTTAGAGTTACAGACTAACGGTCGCATCCTGGCGGCAAAACGTGTGCGCGGACAGATTTTAATTTTGACGGAAACCGATGCCCATGTCATGAACTATCTTGGGCCGCCATTGGTTTATGGTCAGGAAAAGGTTGGTTCGTTTTGCGGTATGGTGGGCCCGCAAGCGTGCGCCTTCATTGAAGGTGGCGCGGTTTGGATGTCAGCCAAATCATTTTTCTTGTTTAACGGACAGATTCAACCGTTATCTTGCTCGGTTGGCGATTATGTGTTTACGGACATTAACCTTGATCAAACCGCCAAAGTGTATGCAGGGCAAAACTCGGCTTTTGGCGAAGTGTGGTGGTTCTATCCTTCAGCGTCATCAGACGAGGTTGATCGGTACGTCATTTGGAATTACCGCGAAAATCATTGGTCAATTGGCGCATTAACGCGAACATGCTGGACGGATGCGGGCGTTTTCCAATACCCGTTGGCGGTCGGAACAGATGGTTATCTTTACGAACATGAATCAGGATGGACGGATAACGGAACCCCTATCACGTCCACGCGTTACGCGGAATCAGGCCCGGTTGAACTGTCAACGGGTGATCGCTTTATGGCAGTGCGGCAAATATTGCCGGATGAAAAGTCACAGGGCCAAGTGAAGTTAACGTTTTACACGAAGCCAACGCCAGAATCATCAAGCACAACTTATGGCCCCTATACCATGCAGCCGTACACGAATGCACGGTTCACAGGCCGCCAAGTAGCAATGCGCGTGGTTGGTAATGCTGATGCTGATTGGCGTGTTGGCACGATCCGCTTGGACGCTGTACCAGGTAGCGGGCGATGAGATTACCGACGCCGCCAAATACTTATTCGCAACCGCTTGAGCGTGAACGCAACCGCGCTTTGGAAAGTGCTGATGCGTTGAACTTGAAAAAGCTGCAAGACGTTGAGTTTGTGGAGGGTATGCGGTTGATCCTTCGCTCGCCAAACGGAACGCGGTATAGCATCACGGTTAGCAATCTTGGCGTCATCAGTGCAACGTCGATCTAGAGGTAGACATGGCAACGAAACAAGACATACAGGCTTTGTACCAGCAGGCGCTTAACAGAGCGCCGCGTGACGATGAGGTGAATTGGTGGCTCATGTCCGCCAACAACGAAAAGTGGACGCCAGCACAATTGCGTAGCGCGTTTTTGCGTGACGCAATACCTGAACTTTACACATCAGTCTTGGGACGCGCACCGCAACCCAATGAAACGGCTTATTGGGATTGGGCGCAAAACGAACTGGCGAGCCCAGAGAAACTGCGCAGCGAGTTTATGCGTTCAGCGCAATCTGAACTTGATATTAACGCCGCACGTCAGGCAGGCGCTAAACGTACAACGCAAGGCATTACTCCAACAGGTTTGGCGGAACGCACTTATACGCCATACGCCGGCGATTACACGCGTTACGGTTTCGGGCCTGAAGGTTTACTGTTTACCAACACGGGAAAAGTGACGCCTTATGTGCTGCCATCGGGCGACAAGTGGCGGCCAGCCGTTGAGCCAGCCGAGCCAAAGCCAAGCGATTCAAATCTTCCGCCAACTGATAAGAATCCAATCCCACCAGACCTTTCAACTTTAACGCCAAACCCAAACACGCCGGGAGTGGTAGTGCCTGGCGGTGGTAGTAACACGGGTTTGCTTGAAATGGGCAAGGATAATTTCATTGATGATCGGTCAACCTTATTACCCGGCGGATCAGTAACGGATAGTCTTTTGAATGTTCCGACGCAACCCACTGTCAATCCTTACGATCAACAAGTAACGGGTTGGTATCAATCATTACTTGGACGCGCACCAACGCAAGCCGATCTGAATTATTGGGGTGGCGAACTCGCCAAAGGCATTGATGCTGGTGCTATTCAGGAATCCATTGGAACATCACCCGAAGCGTTGCTAAACCGCACTTACCGCATGTCACTTGGAAGGATGCCAACGCAAGCCGATTACGGTTACTGGCTTGGCGAGTACAACAAAGGCGTCCCGCTGTCAGATATTCGCCAATCCATTAGCGCATCACCCGAAGCGCAACTATTTTCAAGCTACAACCAGGCTGCGCAGAATATGAATTTGCAGCCCTATAACTACTATCTTGGGCAACTTGGTAGTGGCACACCGCTGCAAGGTCTTTTATCAAGTTTTACGCCACAGTCAGCAAACAATGGATTGCTTTCCCTTCAATGACAAAGTTTGACCTTCAGCACTGGAACCGATGTATGCCTTACCTCGAGGCGGCATTGCTTCACGCTGGACAAACGCATACCATTGAGGACATTGCGAAGGCCGTTAGCAATAAGCAAATGCAGTTTTGGCCAGGTGCGCAGTCAGCAGTCATCACAGAGATTCAGGTTTACCCTCGCCTCAAAGCGCTTCACTATTTTCTTGCTGGCGGGAACCTCGAAGAACTCGCGCGTATGCGTCCAATCATTGAGCATTGGGCCGAATCAATCGGATGTCAACGAGTCACGTTAGCCGGAAGACGAGGTTGGATTCGTTCGTTTTTGGCGGATGAAGGTTATCAAGAGAAATGGACGGTCATGTCCAAGGAGTTGAAGAAATGAGCAAAGGCGGCGGCGGATCAACATCAACTTATCAGCCTGATCCTGAATTCAAACAAGCAGCGCTTCAAAACTATGCGTTTGCCCAACAGGTTGCGCAGCAACCTTATCAGGCTTATGGCGGACCAAGGATTGCAGGATTTACGCAACCGCAGCAAGAAGCCATGGCAGCGATCCGCCAGTCACCATTAAGTCTTGGCGAGTCCATGCAGCAATTTTATAACCCGTATAACGAGCAAGTGATCAAGAATACGCTGCAAAACATCGAGAATCAACGATTGATGCAACAGCAGCAAACCCGCGCGCAAGCCGCCAAAGCTGGCGCATACGGCGGAACGCGCCAAGCAGTGCAAGAAGCGTTGCAACAACAAGCGGCGCTGCAAACAGGCGCTCAAGCCGCGGCACAATTGGCGCAGCAAGGATTTGGCCAGGCAGCTGCGCTCGGTGCGCAAGACATTGGTTTACGCCAACAAGCCGCAGCAGGACTGCAAGGTGTTGGCGCTCAACAGCAGGCGTTGAATCAAGCCAATTTGGATTTGGCGTATCAAGACTTTATGCGCCAACAAAACTATCCTTTACAGCAATTGCAAATCCTTCAACAAGGTCTTACGCAAATGCCATCGGGTGGCACGCAACAGACAACGCAAAACCTTTCCGGCGCACAACAGTTTGGGCAAGGATTGAGCAACGTTGCGGCGCTTGCTTATCTGTTTTCCGATAAGCGCATGAAGGAAAACATTTCAAAGATGAAGTCACCACTTGCTGCGCTTGGCGGCATGAACGGTTACGAATACGAATACAAAGGAAGCGACATGCCAACGGGCGGCGTGATGGCGCAAGAAGTTGAACGTGTGATGCCAAACGCCGTGGCTTATGGCGGCAACGGCATGAAGATGGTTAATTATCCTGAAGTCACTGGTTTGCTGGTTGAAGCGGTCAAAGAGCTTGATCGCCGCACAAGGGGTTAAATATGGCGCTTTTAGACTTTCTTTTTGGCGGACCATCGTATAGCACGCTGCCGAATTCGCCAGAATCACCTATGCAAGGTGCATCGCCAAATGTCCTGCAACGTTTTGGCGCTGGACTTGATCGCATTTCAACGATACCAGGATTGCCTACGCCAGCAATGGATGAAGAAGAGCGTATGCGCCAACGCTGGATGACGCTTGCAAACATTGGATCTTCGTTAGCGCGTGGCGGCACTGCCGCTGAAGGGTTGCAACAGGCAAGACAGCAAGCGTTGCAACAACAAATTCTTGGCGTGCAGTTTCAACAAATGCAGCAACAACAATTGCGCGAACAAGCGTTACGCCAAGCGTTAACAGGAAAGCCAACAGAGGCGCAACAATTTGCCGCTGGACAGAAGGCGTTAGAGGTTGGTGGTCAAGGCCCAACGATGGGTGCGGCAAGGATGCAAGAACAAGCCGTTGCAGCTGCAACGCCATTTGCAACGCTTACGCCAGAGCAAAAACTTATTGCCTCGCAAATGCCTTATGCAGAAGCCGTTAAATATATTGGTGAAAATGTTAAACAAGAAGAGTTTGGAACAAGCGCAAACACAGGAATGATTGGCGGAAGGCCCGTTAATTACGTCATTGGAAAGCGTGGTGGTGTACGCGTGCTAGATGTATCGCCAAGGCCTGACGAAGAGCAAATCAGGACTGGCAATCGAATTCTGATTCGTGATAAAAACACCGGAAAAACAATTGACTCTTATAACGTTGAAATGTCACCTTATGAAGCAGCGCAAAACCTTCGTGCAATAAGAGCTGAAGATTTGGCGGAAAGAAAGTTTGGCGAAGAAAAGTGGATGAACCGCCAACAAGTAGGGTTTAGACAGCGAGAGCTTGACCAAGGCGCCGCTCGCCTTGCTCAAAGCGATGTTGACATTACAACCGACGCCGCCGGAAATCTATTTAGAGTGTCGAAAACAGGCGCTCCAACGACTGCCGTATATGGGCCAAGTGGCGAGCAATTCAAGAAAGAAGGGCAAAAGATTCCAACGCCGGTAACGGAAGAGTTTGTAAAGAATCAAGCCAATATCAATTCGATTGATAACGCCATAAAGCTGGTGCAAGACAATCCTGGCGCAACAGGGCCGGTAACAGGAAGACTTCCGTCATCCATACGCGATCCATTGGCGGATCAAAAGAATGTTGAAACGCGTGGTGCCGTTGCTCGCATTGGAAGTTTACTCATTAAAGATATATCAGGCGCTACTGTTCCTGTTGCCGAGGTTCCGCGACTTGCGCCATTTATTCCTTTGCCAACGGATGATGATAAGACCATTCAAACCAAACTGAGTGGCTTGAAGCGTGAAATATTAAACATTGAAGAAGAGCGTAAGAAGCAGTACACGGCACAAGGTATGAATTACCCGACGATTAGGTATGAAGGTAGTCCTATGACATTACCTACACAACCCGTACCGAATATCATGCAGCAATACGGATTGACGCCAAGGAAGTAGTCATGACTAATATTGAACGCGTATCAGCAAACCTTCGTAAAATGTTTGAACAAGGCGCGCCACAAACGGATATGGAATCCTATATTCGGATGGAGGGTTACACACCACAGCGTTATCTTGCCGCCATGGGTCGAATGAAACGTGGCGTTGGTGAGGTTGAAGCCGGCGCGTTTCGCACATTTATGCAGGGCTTGTCATTTGGCTTTTCTGATGAAATAGAAGCCGCGGTCAAGGCAGCATTTACCAAAGGCTCTTATCAAGACAATGTTGAAGCGGTAAGAGAAGGGATTAAGCAATATCAAAAGCAAAATCCTGTTGCCGCCATGTCATCAGAATTGGCGGGGGCATTGCTTCCGGCTGCTGTAACCATGGGCGCCGCTGCGCCAGCCGTTGCCGCTCGCGCACCGCAACTTGCCGGAGCTGTAACCAGAAGCGCACAAGCGGTTACCAGCGCATTACCGTCTGCTATGCAAGGCACTAACATTGGCGCGCAAGTAAGCCGCGGTGCGCTCTATGGCGCAGCCGGTGGCGCGCTTGGCGGCGCAGGGCAAGCTGAAGGCGATATGTCCAGTCGCTTACAAGGCGCGGCTGTTGGCGCTGGCCTTGGCGGAGCCATAGGCGCTGCCGTTCCGCCGGCTATGGGTCTTATAGGTTACGGCGCTGGAAAAGCGCGTGATGTTTTGGGAAGAAGCGGTGCTGCTGCGCAACAAAAGGCTTCGCAGTTAATCATCCAAGGCATGGAACGCGATCAATTAACACCGCAAGAATTGCAGCGAAGATTGATGCAATCGACGCCAGGAAAACCAACGACACTTGCTGATATTGGCGGCGAATCATTATTGTCTCGCGCGTCAGGCGCAGTAAACGTGCCTGGTGCCGCCAAAAGTGAAAAGGGTGAATTCTTGCAAGAGCGTGTCCGCACGCAGTCCGATCGTGTTATTGCTGATTTAGCCGCGGCAGCGCAAGAGCGTTTACAAAACACCAACACATTGCTTCGAGATCTAACGGATCAGCAAAAGCAAAAAGCTGCACCGCTTTACGCGAAAGCATACGACACACCAGTTGGCGTGTTAAACGATAAAGAGTTGCTGAAATATCTTGACAGGCCAGCATTCAAAAAGGCTTACGCTCGCGCTGTTAGCATGGCGGCTAACGAGGGCGAATCGCTACCTCAGATTTATCGTTTCAAGACTGACGGTAACGGCAGACCTATTTATGACGAAGATGGCCTGCCAGTTTATGGCGATCTTGAGGACTTGCCAAACGTCAAGGTGCTTGATTGGATGAAACGCGGCTTAGATGATGTGATCAACGCCAAGCAAACCAAAGAAGGATTTGGATCAACTGAAGCGCGCGTCATACGCAACGCCAAAAACGAATTCCTTAATCGCTTAGATGAGTTGGTGCCAAGCTATCGTGACGCTCGCGCTGTTTTTGCTGGCGACGCAGCGCTTAAGGACGCCATCGAACAAGGCAGAAAAATCTTTACGATGCCTGAAAACGATTGGCGCGAAGTGGCGGCTGACTTCAATAAGCTGACAGACATGGAACGAAACATGTTTAGAGCCGGTGTCGTTGATGCCGCCAAGATTCAAGCCGATCGCATTACCCGTGAGTTTGGTACGGCCAGGGATGTAACGCGACTGTTCGATAACACACAAACGCTTGGAAGGTTGCGCTCGGCATTCCCAGACGATCAATCGTTTAACACGTTTAAGAATCAACTTGGCGAAGAGGCTCGATTTACCGAGGTTCGTAATCGCGTCTTGGCAGGATCTAGAACAGCGCCATTGGCCGCTGAAATGGCAGAGCAAGCAGGGCCAACGGGCGCCGCTGTTGGATCTGCCATTATCCAAGGAAACTTACAACCGATTGCATCACAGATTCTTGGTCGAGCCATGCAGCGTGGTGCAGGCAATGTTGGTGATGTTGCTGACATACTTGGCCGCGAATTACTCACGCCGTTAACACCGCAATCGCTAGACGCATTGATGAAAAGGCTTGCTTCGCAACAAGAGGCGATGGCAAGGGCCGAGGTTAATCGAGCAAATGTAAGGCCCATGGTAGGCGGAGCGCTTGGACAGTTAACAGGTCAGGCGGCAGCGCCAACACAGCCATTCCGCCTTGACGTTTCAGGCACTGCCGACACCATGTCAGACGAAGAGAAAAGACTTGCAGGATTGCTTCAGTAGCGTAAAATCAAACCGGAACTCCCTCCTGTTGGTTCTTCGACCCGCCGCTTGCGGGTCTTTTTTTTGCCGTTCGTCGGAAAAAGATGGACACTTTCCGTTTTAAGGTGATAAATGGAAAGTTATGAAAAAACTCATTGTTGGCATTGATCCTGGTATCAGCGGTGGCATTGCCACGCTGGACAATAAAAAACTTGTTGATGTGATTGACATGCCACTGGTGCAGCGCCAAGTTGGAAAGGCAGTCAAAAACTTTGTGTCGCCACACGAGCTACACACACATTTGGCGGCACTAACGATTGAGCATGACGTGACTGCTTACATCGAGCAAGTATCCGCCATGCCTGGCCAAGGTGTCGTTTCGATGTTTAGTTTTGGAAGGTCGCTTGGAAACATCGAGGGCGTGCTTGCATCCTTGCAGATTCCTTATCACTTCGTGCAGCCGCTAACCTGGCAGCGTAAGGTGCGCCTTACGGGCGGCAAGGATGGCGCAAGGGCATTAGCGCAACAAATGTTTCCGCAACACGCGTCGGCGTTTTCGCGCAAAAAAGATGATGGTCGCGCGGATGCCGCTTTGATTGGTCTTTATGGGGTTATGGATGAGCACACAAGAGATTGAAAACCTAAAAGAGTTGTTGCGATACACACGTCAATTGGCGGCTGAATCGGATAACAAGTTGCGCGTTGCGCGCAGGTTTATCCACTCGTTATTGCATCCTGAAGAGTTTGGACACGCAGTTACGGAAGAGGTGCGAGGCAAAGCGTTAGAGATCATTAGGCAGATTTCATGAAGCGCGTTTTGCTTATTGGATCTGAGGGTTACGTTGGCAGCCAATTGCTGAAAAACATTGCGCATGACGTAAATCTCGTGGCTGTTGATATAAAAACGGGGATGGATTTCATGGACATGTCAGACGTTGCACTTAGTGCGTTTGATGAGATCCTTTTCTTTGCTGGCGTATCTAATGTTGCCGACGCTAACCGCCAACCGCATCGAGCCGTAGCGGAGAACGTTGTATACACATTGTGTCTACTTGAGCGCATGGCGGCACACACAAGACTGATCTATGCCAGCACAGGATCGTTGCTTTCAAACGGTGATTCGTTGGTGGCTAACGAGCAACGCGAAAACGCTTATGACGCTTCCAAGTTGTCATTCGACTTGGTGGCTAAGTA